TTATCTTTATAATGCTGTAGGTGAATATGATGCAGTAGCTTCGTTTGAGAGTCCTGCTAAGAAAGATGCAGAAAAGTTAATTAAAGAAATCTATTCAGTTAAAAAGAAGATTGAATCTCTTACTATGAAAGAGTTTGGTAAATTAGCAGAACTGCATGTGTTAGCAGAAGAGCCTTTAGATGGTGTTAACTGGTGCGGACGAGCAGACATTGGCATGATGAATCACCATGCTAAAATTTTAACAGTATACAGTGAACACAGATTAAACGACAACATCAAAAACATTTACACAGCAATACAAGATTTGACACAGGAACTAGCAGACAGAAAAGATCCTAGCGAAGGATATTGTAAAATAAAAAGACAGGGTATTGCTAACATATCAGAACAAGCCTTGGCAACATTTGGAGACAGAAAATGAATGTAGAACAATGGCAAACCAGCAAAGAAAAAGAAGTCAGAGAACTCAAAGAGCTCTTAGACAGTGGTATGCTTTCCCAAGCAGAGTATGAAGAACTTGTGGAAGATATCATAGACATTGCTAAAATACAAGAAGACTTAAACACAGAAGATCTCAAAAACAAAGCAGTTAAAGCAATTGACGCAATCAAGGTAGTGGCAGGCTTATTATAAATGAAGTTGAAACTAGGCATCATTGGTGCCGGCTTTGTAGGCGGTTCGGTAATAGAAGGATTTGATACTGACACCGTAGACCAGTTTGTGGTGGATCCACTATATAACGACAACACAATTGATGACCTTGTCAAATATGATCCACCACTTTTATTTGTTTGTGTACCTACACCAGAAGCAGCATCGTATGCTAGGTTAGTGACAGGAGTGAAACTATCCTTGGTACTTAGAGTACCGCCAGACTTATAGTTATGGGAGATGCTGGATACACCTACGTTGACCTCAACCTGGTTGGTTGCAGGTACGTTGATTACGGTGTAGTCAAAACCTTGTGTACCGTCAGGGAATACAGTAGTTGTGAAACCAACGAATAGGTTGCCACCACTTACATAGGTGTGAGCGATGGTGGAGACACCAACATTAGATACGATAGTGAATTCGTCGATAACATCAGTTACCTGGAAGTCATATCCCTGAGTTCCATCGGGGAATATGGTTGTGGTTAGACCAACAGTAGCAGTACCGCCAGTAACATAGGAGTGCTCAATAGTTGATTCGCCTACGTTTACAATTAGAGTGTCGCTATCAGGTGTTGATAGAACCTCGAACTCATATCCTAGAGCACCACTTGGGAAGAGAGTTGTGGTGATGCCTGAACCACCTGGGCAGGAGAATTCTAGATTTCTTAGTTCAACAGTGTCACCGACTTCTCTGCCGTGAGCAGTTGCTAGGTCAACGGTTAGGAAACCAGTTACGTTGTCGTAGAAAGCACCGGTTACTCCAATGGTAGTAGTGGAGTAACTATTGCACCGGAATACGATGTCCTCTAGACGGAAGGTATCACCAACACTTAGAGTGTGAGGTTGGTCTAGAGAGATTGTGGAGTCGCCGTTGTTCTGGTTGTATACAAAACCAGTTAGGGGGATATGCTTTGCCTGGTAACTGTTGCACTCAAATACGATGTCCGCTAGTTCAACGGTGTTACCTGTGGAGAAAGAGTGATCTCTGTCTAGGGTGATTAGTGAAGAACCAGTTAGGTTGTTGTATGCAAAGTCAGTGATGCTGAAGGAAGACTCTAAGTAACTGTTGCATCTGAACTTGATGTCTTCAAACTTAACTAGATCACCTGGTTTTAGACCGTGTGCGTTGCTTAGTGTGACTTCAGATACACCAGTGATGTTATCGTAGTCGAAGTCGGTGACAGAAATTGAGTTGCCGTATGGAGGGCAAGTAAACTTAATATCGAATAGTTGGATGAAGTCACCCGAAGATAGGTTGATGGCATCATCGAAGTAGACGACACCGTTTCCGGTTGAATTGTCATACTCAAAGTCAGTTACGTTGGTGAACTGACCACCGTAAGCGGGGCAGTCGAACTGTAAGTCGCGTAGTTCGATCTTATCACCAACACTTAGGTTGTGCTCTTTGGATAGGGTGATTCTGCTATCGCCAGTTGCCTCATCGTAGACGAAGTTAGATACGCCGAAGGACTCAGCACCGTAAGGGGGGCAGTCGAACTCTAGACCATCTAGTTTGATGGTATCTCCACTTAGGATGTTGTGGAAGAATGGTAGAGTAGCAGTGCCGATACCACTTAGGTTGTCATACTTAAAGTCGGCAATGATGTTCTCGTTACCGTAGGGACCACAGTCTAGTTTGATGTCCTTTAGTTTGATCTCATCGCCGGGTTGGATTAGAGTAGCAAGGTCAGTCTCAATGATGACATTACCAGTCCGCTCATCATATACTAGATCGGTGATGTTAGCGGAGTTGACGAAGGGAATTGGTGCGTAGTATGTTAGACCAACGCCAGTTGTCTCTGAGTTACCGTCAGAAATTAGGTCATATCTCCAACCATCTAGGATGTTACCTAGGTCGCGACGACACTGGTTGATGTCTGGGTTGACATATGAATCACCCTTGTAATCAGGGGAGTTGATGTATTGGAATGCTTCTTCGGTGATGAAGTCCTGGTTGAGTTCGATAGCGCGAGCACCATCCTGAGATCTCTGACCAGCGGCAAAGCCTGAATAACCACTGGTTAGGAAACCTACTGCCTCACCGGAGATGAAGTCTAGGTTGTCGCGGATTAGACGAGCAGCATCAAAGTAACGATCAGATGCAGTGCCCTCTAGGCGACGGAATGAAATGATTGCAGCACCGTCAGTGGAGTCCTGACTGGAGAAGAAAGAATGGTTAGTAGCGTGGAAACCGTCACCTACTAGATAGAGATCTTCGCCTGGGTTTGCTGGTGTAACTAGAACGTTACGGAGTTCCATACCTTCGACAGATACTCTGTCTTGGAAGATAATGGGGTTGTCTTCGATGTATTGACCTGGATATACCTTGATTGAATCGCCTGGGGTTGCAATCGCAGCAGCAGCTTTGATGCTACGCTTAGCATCTCTCTCGTTTAGACCGGAGTTGTTGTCGTTACCTTCGGTTGTGACGAAGATAGTCTTACCAATAACGTCTCCTTGACCAGGTTCGATGATGCGAGCACCAACGACCTCGTTCTCCTGACGGAAGAAAATCTTACCGTCGTAGTAGTTGATACCTAACTCACCTAATTTTAGGTCAGCGAGGGATGGAATACGCCCTGGAATACCAGAACGCTTTAATAGAATTTTGGTTTCTGAAGAAATCATTGCTAACGTCGATTCAGGCTAACACAACGAAGAAGGATGATGTAAAAAATAATGTAGATACATGATCTTCTTACATTTATTTATACGCCTGAAACCACTTGACTTTTTCAGAGAAGTATGATAAAGGGAATTATTACTATAGCGAATGAGACTATGCTACCGAAGACGGTTGTTTTTAGTTCATTCAGTTCACTTTCGATATCTTGGTTACTCGGGTGGGGGTCCATAAAAATTTTAATAAAGGGTAGGAGATCAGTAATTTTTGTTCTTTCTAGAACCGTAAGTGTATAGTTGCTTACTTGTTTTTAGATAGGTCCGATCATCGGCGTCATCAGTTTCCATCCAATCTTCGATCCGCGCACGGCGTTCTTCAGTAAAGAATGGTTGTTGGATGTACCAAATGATCCAGTCTTCATGTCCTTTATCTGCGTTGCACTTTGTACATGCACAAAGGACATTGTTGACGTGGTTACTTCCTCCTTTGCATTGAGGGATTATATGGTCTAAGGATAACTTTTCGGTTGATCCACAATAGGCACATTTGTGATCCCATTGGTTCTTGATCGACTCCTTCCACATTCGCTTTGCTTCAGCAGAAGAACTGGTCTGAAGGTTGTATAGGTAACCTTCGGGAGAACCGTATGTATGCATAAAATACTTGCGTATATTTTATTTAGCAAATATTATCTCTTTTTTAGCTCTGATATTAACACCATCGACGTAAAAAAGTAGACCGGGAGACTGAGCATGATGACTGCCCAGTAATCTACTAGAAATTTCATTTGAATTATATGTTTCACTTACAGTACTAATTATAAGACATATGAACTTGGATTTCAACAGATAAAAAAAATCCCCCCACATATGTGAGAGGATTCGGACATTCACTTGATTGTGATTCTAACGCCAACATAACCTTGGCGTTTCAAATAACCTTCCATAATGTAAGCATCGCGACCGGAGTTGAATAACTCCATCCGCTTTTCGCCGTCTTTGAAACCAATCACACAATATCTCATAAGATGGTTGCGTGGAACGGTCATAGACACTCCTACTTGGACTTACTATATATCAGTCTCCGCGATAGTTAGAACCTTTACGGGGACCTGTAGCATCGGTCATTTTCTCGGCATCGGTACGCTCGTCTTTCTTAGGAGCAACCTTTTCTACCTTACCCATTGCCTTTTTGTTTGCTTCCTTCTTCTCTTCAGCAGACTTACGGTTGTGCTCCTGGGAGATCCTCATCTGATCATCGATGCTCAACTCCTTTCTTTCGGAGACTAGCATGGTCTGATAAGCAGCGAAGAGGGAATCCATCTCTTCCTTGTTAGTCTTCTTTCTTTCTGCTGCTTCCTTTTCCTTACGGATAGCAACTGAAGACTTCTGACGGGGACCATCGGTGTAGTAGGTCTTACCAACTTCAGGCTTGTCGGTTACTTCACCAGTCTTAGCATCGCGATGCTTTAGTTCTTCCTTCATAGGAGTACCATTGTCACCAGATCTGGTTGGGGACATTCCTGCGCTGCCGCTGGCAGTAGCCTTCTTAAGCTTCTCTTGCTTAGCTTGAGCTGGCTTGACGAACTCAGGACCACGGGCACCAGATGCGTTTTGTGCGGTACGTAGAGCAGCCTTTGCGGGACCAACAAACTCAGGACCACGGGCACCAGAAGCATTGTCCTGTACACGACGTGTGGTCTCTAGGATCTGCTCGCGCTTCTCTTCACTCATGCTGACCATGAGTTTGAGTGCTTCCTCTTGAGGGAAACCTTGCTCGATTAGGTGCTCTAGGATTAGATCGAAATCTTCCTTCATTGGTTTGATGTCGGTTAGTGCCTTCTGTAGACGTGAGGACTTCATAGGTTTGGCGGCATTCATAGCAGCCTTAGCGCCAGGGGAAGGTGCTGCCTTAGGAGCAGGTTTGCTTAGACCCATCTTTTTCATTAGGGGGTTGGCAGTCTTTGGCTTTAGTTGGTCACCAAACTTAGCCTTTGCTACTGCCTTACCTTGTGCTGCTGCCGCTATGGGGTCAGTCTTACGCATCTTATCATATGCTGCATTAGTCTTAGCGTCTTGCTTCTGCTGAGCGGTCTGCACTGGTGCTTTAGTTACAGGTGCTTTATCTACAGGTGCTTTATCTACAGGTGCTTTATCTACAGGTGCTTTATCTACAGGTTGTACCTTGGGGTTCTTTGCTGGTTCGGTTGGTTTAGTATCGATCTTAAGTGCCTGACCACTACTATTTGTATTTGCAATAGCAGATGCAGAAGAACTTCTTCTGGCAGCACGCCTTCTCTGCCACTTGGACATTCCTGACGTGTCTGCTTTCGCCGCCTTCTGCTTTTCGGATCTCTTAGTAGAAGCGTCCTGCTGAATTTTGCTTAGGGTGTCATATGCGCCACGGTTGGGTACAACTTTATCCTTATTCTTGGATGCTTCTGCACTTCTCTTTGCCGCCTCTGCATCATAGTCCTTAACAGACTGACCAGGTTTGAGCATACGGATCTCGTCAAGGATCTCCTCCTCAACAGTTTCTACCTGCTCTTCAATTTGATGAGCACCGGTCATTGCATCACGTGCAAGACTTCTTAGTTGGATATAAGACTGGAGATCCATTTGACACAAAAAATTCCTTATGGATTTATTTATACGAGTATGATTGTAGGACTCCTTCTATGAAGTGCAATCTACACGCTGTCGTATCAAGGTGACCATCTGGAGACGACCTTGACCGATAGATTTCTACATAGTCTGTCAAGTAATAACGAGTTACTTTACCTTTATTTCCATTGGAGACTACCTTCATGCGTCTCCAAATAGGTATATCCTCGTCATCATTAATAGCAAAGTCTGCTGTACCGCCATAGTCAATATACCATAGCAAACCAATAGGATCGACCCAGAAGAAACTCATCGTTCCGCCGTATCGATCCATTTCTTTAGACTGACATTCTTCGTTCGTTAGTTCTCCAATATCACTGGAGCATTTCACGTAGTCGAACATTCCCATCACATTCACTCCGATTTAAAATTTCTTCGGCAATTTCTAGTCTAACCGGGAGGGGTAATTCTACCCCTCTTAAGTTACCAATCATTAACTGCGCTTCAGCGCAAGTCAGAATCATCGCTTCTAGCATTCATCATCTCCGTATGTTCTTTGGCAAGAGCTTGTAGCTCTTGGTCCGCTTGTAGTTTCTTAAGAATGCGATTCATACGCCACTTCATCAACCACATGTCGGGTATCATCTTTAGCAATAACCATTGCTTACGGATGTTGAGTAGAAGAATTTTAAACTGTAGACCCAACCAAGGGGCAACAGTTTCTTCTTGGATACAAATAACAACTAAGAATACTAGTAGTGCTACTAGTGTCAAGTACGTTGGATTAGTGTACATTAATAAAAAAGTCAGAAGTTCAGTTTTTCAAGTTCGCAAGTTAATTCGTATAACATTGCTAGATTAATATTTCCTTTATCGTCTCTACATTGCATGGCGGCAGAGCGAATAGCAACTGATAGAGCGGTAGGCGTAATGTGCATACCACCCCGTGTTGCGTCATCGAGTACCTTACGGGCATCGAAGGACATTGTATTAAAAGACAGGATGTATTATTTAGGGCAGAAACCTGCTGCTTCGTAAATATATTCTTCTCCTGCTTCAATCCAGTAGTTAGTAAATACATCTTCAAAATGCTTGCGGAAGAATGCAAACTTCTCGTCAATGATTTCCTTGCCTAGGACGTGGAAGTGTGCTGTTGACAGAGCAAAAAACTCATCGTAAGCATCTTCGTCACGGTTTTTCATCTTCTGATATAGATCTCTTGCTTCCTCCATGATGGGGATAGCGCCTGGGGGCATCTCAATAACCTCACCGGTTGGTAGGGGGAGACGCTTGGTTTTGATGGCAGACATAGAGACCTTCATACACTCACGGGTCTGTTCGACTGATAGAGCGTGCTCGCTACCTCTGCGGTATCCATACTGGACACATCCATTGGTACATTCCATGACTCGAATGAGTGCGGTAGCATCTAGTTCCTCTGGGGTACAGTTGGACCAGATCTTGTGCCACTTCTCATAGAAACCCGGATGCTCATTATGTGGGGGCATAAAAAAGGGGGCGGTTTGCCCCCTGAGTATAGCACGTTATGAGGCAGATGTAACCCCTTCTGTGGTAGGTGTAACTTTCGTTACTGATGGTTTGGTTGGCCATTCAATAGTGTATGGATAACCTGACTGTAATGTAATATCGCGCAAATCTTGCCGATATTGCATCCACTCTAAGTGGTTTTCTAATTGGATATCTGAGTTTGCAATCCAGTCGGACTGCCTCAATTCAGAAGAACGTCGATCTAAGGCATTTGTGGCAGCGTAATCCCACTGCTCTTGCTCACTAACTACCCCTACTTGATCTGAATATGTGGTTGAGAGCATATTGAATAACTCTACACCATACGCTTCAGGATCATAGGGAGTTGCTAGGAACTCAACGACTTCGTCAGTTTCTGCGATCTGAACTAAACAACTAATGTTTCCTTCTGGGGTCCACTTTGCATTACCAAAGTAAATCTCTCCATTTTCAAGTCTCTTTAGTGTCATGGTAACAACTGGAGATCATACGAAGATTATTTATATCACTCAGGTCTTATGATGTTTCCATCTTTGTCGAAGCGAGGTTTCTTCATACGCCAGTCTGGTTCTGGTAGTCCGTTCTCACGGTACCACTCACTAATTGCCTCACGGACAATCTGATTGGACTCAAGTCCTCTCTTCCGCTTCATCAACATCTCCATATGCATTGTCCAAGTATGGTCCTCTGATCCTGGTTGGTTCTCGTTTGACATAGTCGAATTCTCTATGGGACTCTTCTACCAGTAAGATAAACTTCATTAAGATGAAGATGATGATTAGCGGTAAGAAGCAAAGTAACAAAACCATTTTATTTCCCTACAAAAAAAGAGGGGTGTGCCCTCTTATTGTAATTATTTAGTTGTTAGTGTGTTGTATCAGAATACACCAGGGATGATCTGACCAGTGGTGGCGTAGGTGCCGACAGCGATGACGAAACCTAGCATAGCAAGACGGGCGTTGAGCATTTCTGCTTCGGGAGTGAAACCGAACATAATTATATCCTTTGATTAAAGTACCTTAATATTATAGCACATTAATCGTCAATGTGTTGGTTGTTATTCCACTGATTGATCCCGCTTCATACGCAATGTTATAGGAACCAGTCTGTGTAATGACACCAGTGATCCTTCTCCGATCACCCTCTACAACTGACACTCCATTGGGGAAACCAGCGGGTTCCCAGTAGTAACCAGTAACCCCCTCCTGATAGACAGAGTGTGTGAATGATGCATTCTGTGTCACAGAGATAGTATCACTAGCATCTGCTGGTGGATTTACTCTGGTTGTGACAGCATCATTCATCTCACTCGCTAGAGTATTGATGTAAGAAACAACATCGGCAGCACTAGCAAAGGAGTTGCCATCTAAATCTTCCCACTCATCATATGGTGCAGCAAGAACGTCAAAGACTTGAGTGCCTGCACCAAGAGTAGCGTATTGGTCCAAAACATCAACAGCATTGGCATCAGTTGCATTAACACCCGCTAGAATATTGTTTACAAAGTTAACGGTGTTTGTTGAACTCGCACTATTACTTGTACTTCCATAAAAAACTAGAAAGGGTGAAGCAGCGCCTCTAGGACCTCTCGCAATTCTTATTGTCATTTTATATCAACGTACTTCTACGTAGATATTTATCAAACAGGAAGGTCTGCGATCTTTTTGATGATGAAGTTGCTGAATGCCCCAGTCATTGTGACAGGACCGTTAGATGCAAGTTTCGCCATCTGGACTTGAACCTGTGAACCAGCAGGTAGTTCTAGGAATGTACTGTAGTTGACACTACTATCAAAGTGGTTACTTGCCTGACGGATGTAACCCATGGCACCGAAACCTTCATTGCCAGCTTGGGGAGCACCCTCTGCACCATCTGT